CGTTGATGGAATCTAACACCCCGGCCACACGACCACTCTGGCGACTGATATGAGAGGTCGCGTCGATTCCAGCCTCGGACGCGCTGGCGAGTTTTACGCCGCCTACAAGCTGCAAATGGCTGGTCTGCAAGTTTCTCACGTAAATTCCACCTGTGACTTACATGTTACGCTGCCATGCAATCGTGTGCTGCGTGTTGAGGTCAAGACTGCGGGGGTAATCTCACAATATGGAAGCTACAGGTTCAACCGTGGCGGCAGCGATGCTGACATTTTTGTTCTTGTGGCTCTGAGGGAAAACTTGCTGCGCATTTACAGCGCCTCTGACATGAAAAGCGTCACGACTACACTTCGGCCCGATGACTTTACGCAACAGGCCGAAGATGATGACATAGCAGACCTATTCCTGCGTTGATATTTCGCCAGCCAATGCGCAGTAGCCAGCAAGATCGACGTAGTTGTCGTCATGCTTGGAATTTCCAGCTATGCGGCCAATTTTAAACAGTGCCATCATCATGGCAACGTCCTCTGGCAGCAGCTCTGCCTCTGGCACTGGTCGATTGTCGATCCACCATGACCACAGCTTCGCGATTTCGCTGAATGAATCCTCTGCGTCGCCATGAGTTGCGGCACGGTCTACGTTGATGCAGTGCATAGCCTCATGCAGTATGTCGTCTCTATTCATCGGTTGCTCTCCTTTGCTTTCGCTTCCTCATACGCATCCAAGACAAGCTCGGCAATGTATTCGGCCACGCTATTGCACTCGCAATCCTCTGCGCTATGAAACAGCCATTCAGCTTGATCGGGCGACAGTTGGTCCCTGATTTGACCGATGTAGCCCCACATACAGGTGCTTTTATTGTAAACCGTTGTGACAGTCTTTGCCTTCATCTTGGCGTGGCCAGACTTGCGACCTCTATTGATGGCACCACTGACAACGGCGCTTGATACGCCAAACTTTGCTACAATCTTTTTTTGAGATATGCCGTCGTTGTGCATGGCCCAGATGGCTTTGGTTTGATCGCTGATTGGGTGGCGTTTATTATCAGTCATTTTCTGCCTCCCGCAGCTCATTCAGTTTCTTGGTGATTTCTTTTTTATCAATCATCAACGTGTCAACGCGACTGCGCATCCTGTTTATGTCGTCGCGCTGGCGTGCAACCTTGGCCTGAAGCACGCTAATCAAAGTTCGTGCCTCATTAAGATTGTTTTCCAGCATTAGTATTCTACGGTCACTCATCGGCTATCTCCCAACCACTTGATCCTCATTATCATTATATCTCTCCGAATAGTCGCTTCACTCACGCCTAGCTCAACGGATGCAGCCTGACGTGTCATCCCAGTTTCTGCTAATTCCGCAAGCATCTCTCGGCGTGCCGCGATGTCCTCTTGGTATGGCGTAACTTTCACTACACCCGCTTTTAACCTGACGCCCATCACCTGACAGTCGGCTCTGATAGTTGTCTGCACGACGCGCTCCAACTCTGCGACCTGCGAAACTGTCATTTCACCTTCTTTGGCGTAAATCTTCACCCGTTCCCGACGCTCCTTTGTGAGTTGAGCGCGGCGAGCTTGGGCAAATGCAGTCGCTTGACGCCATTTTTCGGGGTTTGGTATTTGAGGATTGTTCAGAGCCTCTTTTAGCATCGCAATGCCAAGTCGCTCTTCAAGTTTTTCTGCTGGGGTTACTGCTTTAGGTAAGGCTTTAGCATTTGTAGCAAGGCAAGCTGCTCCTCTAGCTGCTGCTTCAAATTGGGCCGATCCTTGGCTGTCGATTGCTTCAGCATGATCTCGTTCACCCTCAACAATCGCTTGAATATTATCTGCTCTGACATTTATTTCTCCAATTATATTGACCATTATTCGTCCTCCTCAACTTCACCAGTGCCATTGCACCACTCACATTCCTCAATGCGGGTTTCTATGAACCCTACATCTCGGCTATTACTTTGCGGCATGTCGTAATCAACTTCCATTTCGCCAGTGCCACCACAATCTATGCACTCATTCATTTTCTATGCTCCCTGCGGCTCTCTGTATTGACCATTGCTATCAGTGAACCAAATGAAGCCATCATTTAACACAGCGTGGCCCGACCCAATCAGCGCATCCATAGCCTGTTTGTAAACTGACCTTGGGTTTGACGATGACGACACTTTGCCAGCAAAGTGATCTTTCACCGTTTCCTCTGAAATAACCCAGTGGGTGCGAGGCTCAGGAAATCCTGCGCCAGCGGGGTTTGGCCTGCCGATGCCCTCGCCACGCAATTGGGTGAACACCTGTCTAATCAAGACTTGGTTCTTGCCCTTGATGCGTGGGCGGTTGGCTTCCTCAATCTCGCTCTCGGAGGCTTGCTTTACGGTACATGTAGTGACGACATCGCCGTCCTCATCTTTACCTAGATCGACCACGTTAAGCTTGAATGAAAACAATGCACCTGTTTCCATGTCGCGCTGCTTGGTTGCTTTTGCCGTGCGCATACCAGTGTTCTCATCATAGTCTAACTCAATCTCGGTATCCGTCGCAGCACGAAGTGAGCTGTGACCACGCGCACCAGCGGCTTTGTCTTTGCCTGAGTGGTGAACAATGGCGACGTGTGCGCCTGTCATGTTCCGCATCTTATCGCAGTTACCAATGAAGCGCGTCATATCCTCTGGCGAGTTTTCATTACCGCCAGCCATAGAGCGACTGAGTGTATCAACGACAATTAGCTTAACCTTGCCGTGGCGGCGTGACACCTCGCGGCAAAGTTTCTCCAGCACCACCATGTCAATCTCGCCGTCCAGCAAGTTGACAGGCGCAGGGCGCACCGCGAGCTTCACGTCTTTATGGTCTGGGTACTGCTTACTCAGCGCAACCACACGGTTATGAAACGCCATGCCGCCTTCAGTGGCGAGGTATAGGACTGAGCCGCCAATGACCTTGTGACCGTTCCATGTCTCACTGCACGATACATGCCATGACATATCCAAGGCAAAGAATGACTTGCCTACGTTGGACGGGCCATAGATGACCGACATTTGCCCCTCGCCCAACCAGCCTTTGACAAGGTAGTTGCGGCTAAGTTGAGGGATGGCGTCGCTCGGCATGAACACTTGGTCCATGACGCTCTCGACAGTAAGGGCTTTCTTGGTCGCCTCTGGGCCTTGCGCAATCCATAGGTCTGAGAAATCCCAGCCCTCTTGCTCTGGCAAAAGATGGTCTACGCCAAATTCCTCAAATGCGCGTTCGCACTCCTTAATCCCGGCGGCGTCATTGTCGCCAGCAATAACTAACTCTGCGCTGGGTTTTACCCTCTGGAGTACCTCGACTACCGGAACTATGTTACCCGCGTTCAGTGCAAACACACAGGGCTTCCCAGTGGCCTCGTGGACCGTGGCCGCAGTGGCCCAACCCTCGGCTATATAGGCAAAGTCATTTATAGGGCCACCAATGACGCTAAAGTTGCCAATCACGGGCAGTTGATATGAGAACTTCTTACGGCCATCGGCGTCGATAGACTGCGAGCCAACCTTGCGGCCTGTTGCGTCGATCACGGGGATGATTAGGCGGTCGCCCTCAATCTTTGCATTGTGCAGGTTGATGCGCTTCTTTTCGAGGTACGGGTGGTTGCTCATGGGGTCGCGCTCCGGCCAATCAATGTCAGTCTTCTTTTCTGCGGGCTGCGATACATGGCCTTCCTCTGGCCACAATGACAGGTCGCGAAGTCTATCTTTGATTGACTTGTAGTCATTGCACTTGCGGCAATTGACCATGACTTCGCCTTGAAACTCTTTTATCCAGAACCTGTCAGTGCCAGAGCATGATGGGCAAGGCCCATGAAACTCGCCTTGCGCTGTTTTCTTCAGGTCCAGATTGTTGATTATGCTGTGTCCAAATTCACCCCAGCTTGCTGTCGGGTATCTGGTTTCGATTGTGTTGGTCATTGTATTCCCCTTCCTGACTGCCTCGTTTCGGTTAAGGGGGTATCAACTTGTCGAAGTGATTACCCCTTAGTGGATATGTCCCGACACATAGCGCCGGGACATAAGGTTTTTAAAATGGAATTTCGTCATCCAAGTCGTTGATTGATGGTGTAGCGGTTGTAGTAGGCAACCCAAACGGATCATCGTTTTGAGCCGCTGGGCTGGCGGTAAAGCCGCCAGAGACTGCGGTGAATGGGTCATCCGAACCCTGCATTTCCGCAAGCTCAAGAACCTGCACAGCACGCAAGCGAAGTGAGACGCCGTTAATGCTGCCCGTGTTGTACGGAACCACGACCACGGCAACATTGCATTTGCTGCCTGTTGTGAGCATGAAGTCGTCAGGCAACTTGTTGCGCGCTGCATCTACCTGCTTTGGTGGCTGTGTCTTGTCGCCACCGTATGCACCTTTTAGTTTGCACTTGCCGACGACTTCGCCTTCGTCGTTGCGCTTGTATGGAAGCATGGATGGCTTTTCAGGCCACTTGCGCTTCGCATCCAATGCTGCGGCGTTCTTGTATGCTTCCAAGCACAAGTTATGTAGCTCTTTGGCTGTCTCGTCTGACATGACGAATGACATTTCGTATGCAGCACCATCATCAAATGGATCACATTTGACTGATTTGTTCTCTCCGTTGTCGAAGCGATAAGTACTGTTTAGGCGGGGATAGCGGGCTGTAACCCCTGTTAGCATATGTTGCATGTGCAACTCCTTATAGTATGCGTAGCACCCCTACGCTGGGATAAGTTAAAAGGCGGTTTCGCTATCCATCCATGCAGGAAGGTGAACCGTGCCGAGGTCAGGCCATTGTGTGCCGTAGTGATCCTCGTCTTGCGCCTTTTTAATCAGGTGTAGCGTGTCCATCATGCGGTTGTGCGCGTGGCGCAAGTACATTTCGGACAGCTCATAACATGCTGTGACGTGCGGCTTGTCTTTTTCTATGCCGATGAAGATGAAATTATCAACACGAACGTCGCAGAGCTTCAAGATATACATGTAGAAAGCGGCCTGCAAATCGTAGCCGAAGTTACGAATAGTGCGATCAAAGCCTTGTGGTGAAACGTCCTGGGTTGTTTTCACGTCTAGCACAATGCCAGAGTCCAAGATCAAGCCGTCTGGGCGTGTCTTTAGCTCTAAGCCAGTGTCGGGGCAGGTGGCAAAGAATGAAGCCTCGGCGACCATTGCAGGGTTCATAAGCAAGTGATTAGCCATGCGGTTATCAAGGCAAGCGTTAGACATATCTTTGGCCAAGTCGAAGTCGGATTCGGTCAAGAATATCTTGCCGTTTGCATCGGCTTCAGCTTTGCCCTCAGACCATGCTTTGCCGCGCCGCGTCTCTGGCCCGCGAACAAGCAATTGCTTTTCTGGCTCAAGTAGCTCGGCGTGTACTGCGCTACCCAAGGCAAAGGCCGGGCTTTCCTTGCGCACTTGGCCCTTCCAGTGTGCCAGCGACTTGGTTGCGACTGTTTTGATTGATGACGAACCAAGCGCGTGGTGCGCGTGATATTGTTCGTTGGACATTCCGTCAGATGTAATCATTTCTCTACCTCCTATAAGCTTTACCTATACTGCGCATATGTTGAATGATTGCGCAATGGTTAATTTGGACGGACAAGACAAACTTAGGACATGTCCGCCCATGTCCGGTGTTATGCGTAGTCGATAAAGCGGTTTTGATCCTTGGCCCACATGACGAATGAGGGGCGGCGCATACCCACGCGGCCATAAACTTCAGCGCGAGAGATAAGGCCAGAATTGAACGCCCGCATAGCGCTATTGCCGACTGTCTTGTGCGGCAAGGACAAGTTCTCGCTAATTTCCGAAGTTGTACAGAAGGTTGTTTCCTCAATAAATTCCAGCACCTTTTCGTCAATTTCCTCGCGTGACAATTCCTGCGGGCGAACCTCATCTTGATTAATAGGCACTTCAAAAGCGGGCTTGTCTTGGTCAAAATCCGTTTCGCTTTTGTCGATCACATTTAAATCATCGCCATTTAATCGTGAAACCTTCACTGCCATGTATGCCGTGCCATTGTGCGACTTGTCCGCATAGTTGGGGACCAGCACAGCTTCAACCTTGTCCGATGGTTGCAAGTCCATGCCAGCAGCAACGTGTGCCGGGATGAACACTTGTTCATTCACTGGCTCAATTGCGTGGCCAAAGCTAAAGCCTCGTGCGTGGCTGTTCGTAATGATGATTGTAGCTTCCATTGTATTTCCTTATTTATATCTTGAGATTTGATTTCCGGGCGGCAAACCATAGCCGCTCAAGTGGTGACAGTTCGTCTTGATCCATGGCCCAGCCTTTGCCGTGGCCTAAATCAAGCTCTACTGCCTTTTCCATGAATGTTGCCTTTGATGCGTAGCCAGCAACATTAAACTGGTCTGGTCGTAGCTGGCAGACTAGAACCGCGCAGTCCGATTTGAATGACTCCTTTTTCTTAAACAGTAATCGCCCGCCCTTGTGGAACGTGGCCTTCACATCAACTGATATTTCATCAAGCCAAAGGTCGTGGCCATCATCCACACCCATGGAATAGTCGTGGTCAAGGTTGAAAACCTTGGACACGGCTACCTCCGCCTTAACCCCCAGCAAATCAAGATCAGCATCGCTTCGCCCATTGTCGCGCCGCTGATTGACGACACCTGACGCCCTTGCAAGCTGCCAGCGTAGGGCCGCTGCCTGATTGCACTTGGACATTTCCTTGGGTGAGAGCTTTACCAACATGATTTGATCCTTATTTTAAAGGGGTTTTACGTTGGACAAAACCTATGTGGGGTTTTGTCCTTTTTCATTATTCGTTGAGTATGCGGTGAACAATCATGCGATGAATACCGCTGTCGCCGTGTATATCCAGACCTTGCGCCAAGTATTCGTTATGGATACGGCGGCGATCTTTCATGGACGCGGTTGAGAAAACTTGCTTTTGCGGGTTGGAGAATTTCCAGAACCACGCAATCCCCATGTAGTCGGGCGTGCCAACAAGGTTGTGGTCCGCTTCTGTCAAGCTTTTCAGCGCGCCGATGGTTACGTCCGGCAAATCAATATTAATTGTCACGAACCTTGCCCTCCCATGTAATGCCAAATTCCTCAAAGCGCTTCATTTGGTACTTGTTTGGTTCACACTTGAGGTACTGAAAGATCATGCCGGAAATGGAGCTGAATTCTCTGACTTGACGAAGTGAAAGGCGCGCATCGTGCATCTGAATAAGCGCGGCAAGCTCTGAAGACGTTTGTGCTATGCGCCGCTTTTCCTCGCAGAAATCATCAAGAAATGGGTTCCAGTCGAATTTCTCCGAAAGCAACTCAGCGGACCGGATGAATACAACCAAATCGTCGTATTCAAGGTCCAAGAAATAATCGACTGACTCGGAAAGGCTTGCGCTTGAATGGAACAGGTCGTTCAGCGCTTCAAGCTCATCGCTGCCAAGCGCGGCAATATCTTTAGCACGGGCGATATAATCAACCTTAATATCATCCCAGAATTCTTTGGTGTTGTGCGGGTTAGTTGTCATTGTGTTCTCCATGTTTGTTTGTGTTGTGCTTATCTTAAATCATAACCGCAATATCTTTGCAATAGCTTATTTCACTTGCCTGTATATCCCAACAATATATGGTTAAACCAATGGAAAAAGGGGTTTGGAAATGAATGATGTTAAAAAGCTGATCGGATTTAGCGATACGGCAAACGCCGCAATCTCGGAAGCAGCGGTAAAAGTAGGGCTAAGTTTCAGCGCGTTCACACGTAGCGCCGCGCTGAAAGAGGCCAGCAAAATCGTAACCGCCGAACAACCAAAGGCTGACTAATGCTGATATATGGCATTGATCCGGGCTTCACGGGCGCAATCGCCCTATACTGGCCCGACACTGGCAAGCTTGAAGTCCACGACATGCCAGTGATGAAAAACCCAAAGGGTAAAACGATCATTAACCCGCACGGCGTATTGGACATACTCGCAAACGAAGGCGGCAAATCATTAGCCGTGATCGAGCAGGTTGCAGCTATGCGGGGGCAGGGTGTGTCGAGCATGTTCAGGTTCGGCGAGGGCTACGGGCATTTGCAAATGGCTTGCGCCGCCTGCAAATTGCCGCTCAAATATGTGACGCCTGCATTATGGAAAAAACATTTCAATCTGAGCCGCGACAAAGGCGTTAGCCGTGGCGTGGCGATGCAGCGCTTCCCGGATCAAGCTCAGCAATTTAGCAGGGTTCGTGATGATGGACGGGCCGAAGCTGCCCTAATCGCGCTGTACGGTGCTGAAAAGCTAATTTGAGGTTTTGCCGGTGTGTAATAATTGTGTATGAATTAGGGGGCATTGTTTTTAAAGGGTTTTTCGCTCTAATTCATACAATTCATACAAATTATTACACTATTCATACAATCGGGTGTGTGTGTATGAATATAATAATGTGTATGAAGTACACATTATTATTACAATCATACACCTTGGGCAGGAGGGGCTAAAAATGTATCAAGAAAGAGAAACAAAAATCAGGGCATGGATCAGCCACAAAATCAAATCACGCCGAGCAATTGTACATCCTGCCGGAACACATAAGGTTTCGCCCAAGTCGACGTTTCAGCAGAGGTTGGACAGTTGCAACACGATTGAGGAACTTGAGGGGTTCGCAAATCGTCGAAAGTATTTCACGGCCCTACCGCGATGGACAGAGAACGAGCGGGCGGCAATCATTCACAAGAAAACAGAAATGCAAAACGTGAGGCGCAAGCGCAAGTGATGCAAGGGCTTGATATTAGCGCCGCTGAGGGGCTATGAAGGGGCGCGGGCAATCCTCCCTCCTCAAATGGCCGCACAACTTGCTAGGCGGCGTCCCACAGTCGCCTAGCGCCTTTTACAAGGGTCCGGCCAATGGCGTTCGAGATTGAATTGAATATCATGCTGTCAAACTGCAAGGATGATAAAGAGGCCGGCCTTGAGTTTGATTTGATCGTGGATTACCTCGAACAGAGATTAAGTGAAACAACGCCTGACAGACTATTGCAAGCGCTGGCAGAGGCAATCACGGGATTGAATGAGAGCGAGACGCTCTGGGACAGCACCGAAACAATCCATTAAAAAAGCCCCGCATAATTGCAGGGCTTTGTTTATTTCGTGGGGCGTGATTTGGGCCTGATGGTGTAACTCGACGGCGTAGAGGTCGGGACACATTGCGCCATGCTATCCCAATATTCAGCTTGGACCGTTGGGAATATTTCATCCATTGCATTGGCGCATGTTGATTGATCCCGGAAAACTAGCGTTGAGACAATTTCGCTTTGTCCTATCGAGTACGTCAAAACGAGCATGTGAAAGAATATCATTGCATCACCAAGGGCAAGAATAGGGCGAGGCTTGCGGCGATACCCATGATTGCGCCAATGAAAACATTGGATAGGATAGCGTTGCGTTCTTGGCGGGCTTTACGTTGGCGGCTTGTCATGCTGCGACCTCCGCGTTTTCTTCTGCAATCTCAAACAGAGTGTTGAGCGCGTCATTCACGCGGGCCTCTATTTCGCAGTAAGCGATCAATGAAGCCATGCTGTTATACGTTGAGCCAGCGGGAAAGCCGCCCATATCTTCAATGGATTGTTCGCCGTGGTCAGTGTTGCAGTTCAAGCAAAGCTCATGTGCCTTGTGATGGTAGATAACCCATTCGCTACCATCTACTGACTGCCAAACACTTTCTTGCGCGGCGTCACGGTCAAGACAATGCCCGGTGAATATATCAATCGCGATGTCGGATGCGTAGGCGTCTAGGTTATAATCGGATGCGTTGTTCATTGTGTTGTTCCTTGTTTGTCTGTTTGTACCTCATGGATATACAATAGATATACACATTGCAACACCTAAATGCAAATAAGGTGAATAAAGTTATCATCACACATTGATCGACACATAGCGGCGCGGGTGCGCTCGCGTACTGATTGACCCAGTGTTTGTCAATTGTGTGACACATTGCACGGCATTACGTCACACGGTGCCGATCAAAAGCCCCCCCCGTCTCGCTTTTCTGGGGGTACTATTATTATTATACAATTCACACACACGGGACACCCCCACCCCACCCCTTGCTATACATATGCACTTCCATGTAAAAAAATATAAAATAGGAGTTTAG